TGCCGGAGATCTTGCCGGGAAAACGAGAGCAAATGTCAATAGGAAAGTGTAACAAAACGAAAAAATATTTTTAGACGGTCTGCAAATAGCCCTCAAACAGCTGCCCGGCAGAGGCCCAGCCCAGCAGTTGGCGGGGGTATCTGTTCAGCCAGCTTTCCACCGCCTCCACGTCTTTTTGGGTGACCTTATCAAAGTTTGTTCCCTTGGGGAACTTCCGCCGGATCATCTGGTTTTGTTTTTCGTTGCTTCCTCGCTCACTACTGCAGTATGGGTGACAGTAATATGTCCGGGTGCGCTTGCTCTCACAGCGTTTATATACGGACCGTTCGATCCCGATATAGTCCGCAAACTCGCTTCCGTTGTCCATGGTAATAGATTGGAATACCTGCGGGAAGCGGGTGCCCCATTTCCGTTCCATGGTGTCCAGCGCACGGACGACGCTGGCCGCGGATTTATCGCGGATCAGGCGGATCACCTCCATGCGGGTGACGCGCTCGGTCAGCACCAGGAGGCACTTATGCCCGCCCCTGCAGGAAACCACCAGATCCATTTCCCAGTGGCCGAACTCCTGGCGCCCGTCGATCTCCG